TCAATATATTAATGGCGGCACTAATAATAGATATAATATTATATCTACGTTTTATGATGGTTTTAACAATGGCGATACTATACAATTTTCAATTTTTCAGACGCCATTGACATCTGCGCCATTCCCTGAGCTATCAGTATTAACCCAATCTTCACCAATAACTCAAATTTATCCATCATTTAGAATTAATATAAAGGAAATATAATATTTTTAGAATAGAATAAAATATAATAATAATTATATAATGAGTATAAAAAATTTATTTCAACAAAATCAATTCATTGTTGAGGCGGGATTAATTAATACACAAGACCTATTGGTCGCAAATAATTCGATGTTTTCCGTTTATACATCTAATTTTACGACTGCAAGCAATACTTTAGAAGATGTTCCATTATCAAACTTCGTAGACGCGGGCAGTTTTTACAATGTTGGCTTTACACCTGGAAATACATCTATAACTGTAGAAAAACCTGGTTACTACCTCTGCACAGTCTGTTGTCATGTTTCTAAAGGCAACGTTGCGACCACTTTATTCGGCTTAGGTCTATATGTAGATGATGTAGTTACAAAATTAGTTTCAACATACGATCTAACAACTCTGGCTGTGGGTGATGTCGTCGAGGTCACATTTTCCGGAGTAATCACAATCAATGATGAAAATAGCGTCTTAAAATTAAAATGTTATTCAGCAAGTAATACATCTCAGATCGGAGGTGCAGTTGTTGGACCTTTATCATCTGAAGGTGTACTTTTCAGCTGTGTGCCTGTTACAAAAAATTAATTTATCATCTAATAATGGACCTTAACTAATTGCGCGCCAAATCCTATATTCTATAATTAATTTTATATATTAAAATATAAAATCAATATATATATGAGTATTAAGAATATTCTATCGAATAATTCATATGATATAATAACATCAAATATAGTAACCGGAAATATAAATTGTAATTATATTTACGCAAATAATATAATACATAATAATAAATCATTTTTATATTGTCAAAAATCTATTCAACAAATTATAGATAATAATCAAGAATATATAATTAATTTTAATAATACAATATTAAATAATTTAGATTTTATAAATAATAATACAATAGAATATATAGGTAATACAAAAAATTTTAAAATAGATTGTTCTATTAATTTTATTGAAACGATATCGTCTGGAATAAATAATATTATAGTAAGTATCTATAAAAATAATAGTATTTTATTAGATGCAAAATACATCACAGCAAATAATCAAATTGGAAAATATCTTCTATGTAATCTATTTTCATTATGTTCATTATCAGATGGTGATATTATTACGATTAGAACAAGGTCTGATAATGGCGATTTTATAATAGAAAATGGACCTAATAATATATGTTCTTCATTATCTATTGTAGAAATATAATATATTATAATATTATATGTTAGAAATAATACTAATATCAATAAATTTAGGATTTCAAATATTAGAACGAATTTTTAAATATACCAAAAAACATACGATAATTAAATCTGAATGCATGAATAATACGTTAACAATAGAAACAGAAATCGAAAAAAATGATAAGACAAATTAATTAATACAATTTATAGAATACAATTTATATGGTGATGTTCGCTTACGCTCTCATCACGGGCGGCGGATAATAATTCTTGTTTTACATCTATTTCTGGACCATAACAACCCAGCCCGCAATATCTATATAATTATATAATTTTATTATTATATTTAATTAAATTATAAGACCTAAAACTGATGTAGCTCCCAAAAAAAATAATCAATAGCGCCACACCTTCAATTTAATAATTCATTTATATAATTCAAATATTAAGCAATTGATTTTATATAATTCAAATATTAAGCAATTCAATTAATTCAAATATTAAGCAATTCAATTAATTTCTATATTATATAATTCAATTATTAAGTATTTATCTTAATTAAATTAATTTTATTAAGCATTTATATTAATTTTCATTTTATATAATTCAATTATTAAGTATTTATATTAATTTTCATTTTATAATTTCTATATTATTAATTTCTAAATTATTAATTTGTATTATATTAATTTGTATTATATTAAATTGTATAATTAAAATTAAGGTATGGCTCTATTAATTATTTTTTTCGAGAGCTACACCATTAAAAGCTCTTTTATTATTCAATATTATATTTGTATTATATATATTATTATATAGATATTGCGGGCTGGGTTGTTATGGTCCAGAAATAGATGTAAAACAATAATTATTATCCGCCGCCCGTGATGTGAGCGTAAGCGAAACATCACCATATAAATTGTATTCTATTAATTGAATTATTATAATTGTATTCTATAAATTGTATTCTATTAATTGAATTATTATAATTGTATTCTATAAATTGAATTATATAAATTGTATTCTATAAATTGTATTCTATAAATTGAATTATATAAATTGTATTCTATTAATTGTATTCTATTAATTGAATTATTTATATATTAAACTATAATATTCATTATTTATATATTAAACTTTAAATTGTATTCTATTATATAATTTAAAAAAACTATATAAAACCTAAATATTTTTTTATTTTTATTTGATAATATTTTATATAAATATATAGAATTATAATTGTTAATCTTAAATACATCTAAATCCCCCGCCCCCCCTTATTTATAGTTGGGGTTATTGTTTTTTTATAATTACACCTAATTACACCTTAATTACACCTTTTTATGATGTAAAAACATAAAGGTGTAATCATTTTAAGATGGTTTATCATCTAATTGCACCTTTTACACCTTTTTTTATATAAAAAAATATACAATAAAAATAATAAATTAATCTATATAAATTAATCTATAGGTTTAATATATTGAAAGTTATATTTATATTATAGAAAAATAATTTATCCAAAATCGGTGTAAAAGGTGCAATTAGATGATAAACCATCTTAAAATGATTACACCTTTATGTTTTTACATCATAAAAAGGTGTAATTAAGGTGTAATTAGGTGCAATTATAATATTGTTCAGTAATGGTCGCGCGGCTGCATATTCTTATTGTTTTCAATCTATTTTAAGACTTGCTAAATCCGCCCCCATTCATAAGTTATAATATAAATAATAAAAATATAATAAGGAGAGGGGAAAAATAAGGTTTAACACATTTAAAAATAAAATATTATATTATTATATAGATATTGGGGGCTGGGTTGTTATGGTCCAGAAATAGATGTAAAACAATAATTATTATCCGCCGCCGTGATGAGAGCGTAAGCGAACATCACCATATAAATTGAATTATTATAATTGTATTCTATAAATTGAATTATATAAATTGAATTATATAAATTGTATTATATAAATTGAATTCTATTAATTGTATTCTATAAATTGTATTATATAAATTGAATTATATAAATTGTATTATATAAATTGAATTCTATAAATTGTAATTAAATTTAGTTTTACAAATATATTATTATAATATATATATGAATAATAAACAATTTATAAATTCATTAACTGAAGATGAATTAAAAATTATTAAAACAATAACATACGATTATAATAATATAAATATTGTAGGTTCATTTAAAGATGAAAAAATAAAATTTTGGTCTGATATTGATGTTCGAGAAGATATTTATATTGATGTTACTAAATCAAAATACGATTATTATAATGATGAATTGAAAAATATATATATTCAAAATACTATTTCTGAAATTTTAACTGATATTATTTATAAAATAAATGAAAATAAAAATTACTTTATCACAGAGATCAAATTCGGGACCAATCTATTTATTCATGATCCATTCTATTACGGTTATATTGATACAGATGATAATATTTTATATGATTTTAATATTAAAAATATGAAGAAAAGATTAAAATTTTTAATTAAGAATAACATATTTAATAAACAACAATATAATACTATTATAAAAATTTTGAATAGTAAAGTTAAGAATGAAAAAAAATATGAATTGATCAATGATTTTATGATTAATAAATTACCATATATAAAAAAAATAGATAAGTATAGTCCATTATATATTGGTTATATTATGAATGGAATAATTTATGATTATGATTATAATAAAATTAAAAATAATATTTATTATTTATTTAATATTGCATCAAGTATAAATAAAAAACAATATGATGATTTAAATTTATTAATAAAGAAAAATATAAATATCAAAGATTGGGAAGCATTGGGTGAATATATAAGAAATTTGGACATCTTAAAATGGACGCCGAAAGAACTATTTGATGGTAAGAAATACTATGGTAAAGATGATTTTTATGAAATTTCAAAATCTATTGCTGCTGAAGCATCGTATAATAATATTATAAAAATTGATATTATAGCAGAAATAGATAATAGATTTCTTGAAATCTCAAATTATATTAGTATTTATGTTAAGAAAAAACCAAAACAAAAATTTTATATTTGGAATACAGATAAAATTGATTTTGAAAATGAAATAAAAGAAGATATTGAAAAATTATTTTATTCAGAATTTCATTATAAACCATTCAAAGGTATAAAACGTATGTATTCATTAGCTAAATTTAAAAAATATGAAGATGATATTATTTTATTTGAAAAATTTTTAGATAGCGATTATGGCCTTATTTCGCAAATAATAAGTAATATAGATACGATTATATTATTAATTAATACACAAAATAATGAATTTTTACCTTGGCAAAATATATTTAACAATATAGATCAATTCAAGCAAAATATTTATCATATATCTGATGTAAAAATAGATAAATTAAAAATATTTAAAACTATAGATAAAATAATAAAAAATAAAAATAAAAATTCATTACCTGAATTATTAAATTCTATAAAATTTTATTTACAAGATATTTTAAATATTAATTCTATTAATTTTATCCAAAATAATTTTAATGTTTTCCCTGATAGGTATCTACCCATAAACCGAAAATATAAGATTGAAAATTTAAAAGATATAAAAATTTTAGGTGGTTATTCGGGAGGCTATAGTTTGAATGAATTTATATCCGATCTTCCCTTTGAATTACACATGATAGATTTTTCACAATGGTTGCCAAGACGGTACAGCTTTTGCGGGCCGGGCTCAAAATTGAAAGAACGTCTTAATTCAGACGATACACCCAAACCATGGTCAGAACCCATAAATAAATTAGATAAAGGCTGTTATTATCACGATCTTGCATATCGTAATAATAATGATCTTTTAACAAGAAATGAAGCAGATAAAAAATTACAAAATGTCGCCGACGATATTATTTTAGATAGTAAAAATATTTCAAAATCCGAATTATTCAATTCTTATTTGGTTCAAAAAATTATGGATTATAAAGTAAAAAATAAAGTTTAAAATTGCGGGCTAAAAAATTAGGTCCAAAAACAGATTGAAACAATATTATTTAATCGCGCGGAATGATGAGAGCGTTTAGCAAACATCTATTAATATAATTTAGATATAAATTAAATTATAATTTATATATATATATAATGAAACTTGATACTGATAATATTTATTATAATTTTAATATAGTAAATGATGCATCTCAATTGCCATTAAATTCATTCCCGACGATTTTTGCATCAAAAGAAGAAAATTTGAATGATAGTTTATTAGAAAATCCGAGCGAGTTTTATATGGCTATAAATAGATTTAGTATATCTGGGAAATCCCTTCCTCTTATGGTCTTCCCGATTTTAGGTGGCTTATCTCAATCTAATCCTAATCTATCCCCTTGGACTATAAGCTTAAAATATCTAAACAATGTATATACTCGCCCTATCATTTATCTACCATCTAATGATCTACAAATTCCGCCAGCACCAAGTGCTAATAATGGTGTTCAAAAAATAGATCCTTATTATTATATATATTATTATCAAGATCTTGCTATTATGATTAATTCTGCATTATCATTGGCTTATAATGATTTGAAAACTGCTTTTCCCCTAGCACCTATAGGACAAGCGCCATATCTGGTCTGGTTATCTAATCCTAATAATATTTTTAGATTAATTGTAGATGAAGCTTTAGATGCAACAATAACACCAGCACCTAATACCGTCGAACTATATATGAATGAATTGTTAAGTTTAATATTATCATCTATTACAACAAAATTTTATTTAAATCCTCCTTTAAGTAACTTTAATTTAGTAAATCAAATTATTATCAAAAAATTACCGAATGGGGATAATGAATATTTTGTAAATGGAACAGCAACAACGCCGAATACGCTATTTATTGATCAGGAATTTTCGTCCATTTCATATATAAATTCAGTGAAATCGATCGTGTTTCTAAGCAACACACTGGGCGCGCAAAAAGAATTTATTGCTAGTAAAGGAAATGGTGGGACGTTATCAGGTCTTAGTATTGTTCAAGATTTCGAATTCGATTTTACAAAAGCCGGCAGTGTTCAAGAATATATATACTTTAATTCGAATGGTGTTGGGAACTACAGATTGGTAGATATAAAGAGCACTACGGCATTAAATAAAATTGATATTTCAGTCTATTGGCAAGATGCGCAAAATAACTTGTATCCGTTAATACTGTTCCCAAACACATATGTTTCAATTAAAATAATCTTTGTAAGAAAATCTTTATATAGAACGTTATGAAAAAGTTTATATAAAACTTTATATAAAAGTTTATAAAAAAGTTTAGATATTTAGATTTAATAATTTTAGATTAATAAATATTATAATAAATAATATATTATAATATATATATATAAATGTCAGCAAATATTGTGCCACTCGAATTAGTAAAAACTTCAGATCCGCTTTTAGACCTCAATAATACTCGAAAATACGCAGTCCTAAAAGGCGGAAGTGATGTGACTTATAAAACTTTTGTTTCTACGTCTTATTCAGACGCATCCTTGAACTTCAGCTGTCCACCCCCATCTCCCGCAATCTGCGTGTCGAGAAAGGTCCAATTAGAGTGCACCGTTAGATTTGTTTTCAGTGGTTCAGGTGCAGGTCTGGGCAACATCCTCCAGACAGGATACGACGGTCCACGAGCTTATCCCTTAAGTTCTGTTATGAACGTCTTAAATATGACCTTAAATAATACTTCTGTATCTGTAAATATGGCGGATGTATTAAGTGGTGTTATGCGATATAATAACTGTTTAGATAATAAACGAAGGAATTTATCATTAACCCCAACATATCAAGATCAATCTCAATCTTATGCTGATCTTGTTGGCTCTAATCGTAATCCTCTAGCTGCTTATTTTGATAGCTTAGATGATGGTGCGGAACCAAGAGGTGGTTTTAGATGTAATGTGGTCTCAAATACTCCAACTGCCGCAGTTGTCGATTACATTTTCACAGAGCCAATAATGGTTTCCCCATTCTATTTTGGAAAAGAGGAAAAATCAGCATTTATTGGTCTTCAGAATATGGACCTGAATATAACTTGGTTAAATAATCTCAGTCGTATGTGGTCTCGCGCTACTAATCATCCTCAAAATTTAACAAGTTTAACTGCATCTTTCGTCGCGCCCCCTAAATTATTCTTTAAATACTTAACACCCCCAGCTAATATGCTAATTCCAAACGAAATTAGTTATCCGTATAGTGTTGTGGACCGGTTTATGACTGAAGTTGGCAGTATTGCTTCAACAGCAGTTCAAACTGTTTCTTCAAATAACATACAGTTTCAAGGCGTTCCTGATCATATTTACGTCTATGCTAGACGAAGGAATTCAGATTTAAATTTTAATTCAACTGATACATTCCTATCGATACGACGTGTTAGTGTTAATTTTAATAATAGATCTGGTCTTTTAGCATCTTGTTCTCAACAAGACCTTTATCAGGTCTCAAAAAAGAATGGGTGCAATATGTCATGGTCTCAGTGGTCAGGTAAAGCAGTAACTAATGCGTTTGGTGTTTTAGGAACGGTTGGAAGTGTATTAAAATTGCGTCCTGGTTTAGACCTTCCTTTATCTCCTCTACAAGCCCCCTCGTCTCTAGAAACATTACAATTTCAAATAGACTGTGAATTAGAAAATGTTAATCAATCAGAAGCAATTAACGTCGTATTAGTTGTAGTTCCTGTATATTCTGGAACATTTAGTATTGTAAATCAAAGATCAATTACGCAAACTAATATTTTAACTAAATCCGATGTTTTAGATGCAGATAACAAGGCACAATTAAATTATAATGAGTTTTTACATCAGGCAGAGGGATCTGGGGACTTTATGGCCGATTTATCAGATGTCCTCTCAAATCCGTGGGATAAACTGATAAAGCCTGGTATTAGCGCTCTCGCCCCTCTTGTTCCTAAATTACTTGGTATGGGAGAGATGGAACAAATGAAGGAAGAAATGAAAGCTGGACGAAAAGGTGGTGCAAAATCGGGTGGTGAATTAATCGGGGGCAAACTTATGTCTAAAGCAGAATTAAAAAGAAAATTAAATATGTAAAATTTAGCGAAAAATTAAAGGTCTATTTTATTATGTAAAAAATAATGATGAAAAAAATTTTATGATGTAAATTTTACAATCATGATATTATTATGATATTTTTATAAATATTATAATAATTATTTATAATTATTTAGATAAATATTTATTTAGTATTTTCTAAAATTATATAATTTATACCATCTACAATATCGTAAATATTTCTTTTTATATCTTCTATTTTATCATTTTTAAATATTGAATACATACCATATAAAGATAGGATCGTAATTGTCGATTGCGGAATTAGATAGATTACGGAACCACAAATTATTATTTTGTTGATTATTTTCATATATATATATTATATAATATAATTTAATAATTTATAATATTGTTCGCTAATGCTCACAACGCGAGTTATTCAACTATATTTTACATCTGTTTTAAGACCTCTAATAATTCGCCCCACAATATCTATAGTTTTATTAATTTCGTAACAAGTAAATCGTAATTATCTATATTATATTTTTTTAATAATCTATCTAAAAATTTTTTATATTGATCTATATTATATTTTCTATATTTCAATCTCATTAAGATATGTCTACCGCATGTATTAATCCCTTTTTGCATTGATTGTAATTGATAATTATTATATTCAATTTTATATTTACTATTAATAAATAACCATGATAAATACGGAATTATATTATTAATGATTTTAAAAAGGGGTTTAATATAATTCAATTCATCGTCTGGTTTAAGACCATAACTATCAAAATGTTCTATTGTATTATCATCTAATTTTATTATTATTGTCCAATGCCCGTATCGTTCTCTTGTCTCATACAACAAGATAAAATATCCATCATGACCGAGAGCATCATCTATAGATTTATATTTTTTTAAGTCTTTATATAATATTATATTTGATTTTTTATTTAAATATTTATCAATATCAAAATTTGATAAACTATAATTAATTTGATTTTTATTCATATAATATAATTTAGATATAATTTTTATAAAATGTAGGCGCCTTTTTCATATACAACACACATTGGATAATTTTTGAAGACTGCTACCCATCTACTTTCTAATTTAAATATTTTTTGTAGGTCTTCTTTACCAACCCCACAGTAATTTTTCAACGCATAATTTATTTGATAACTAGAACCGCTTTTAGGATATACAACTAATATATGAGTTTCATTTAATATCGTTCGGCTCTCTCTATAATTTGTAATTAAATGACTAGTAATAATAGCGCTTATATTAAAATGGCGGCCGAGCTCTAATACGTCTGATTTTATCTGATTTATTGCTTTACGCTGTGCTTTATCGCTTATAGTATCTGTATCATCAAATATAATTAACGAATTCCTGTAATTTTCTAATTCTATATTATTTTCATCTGTTATAGTATCTATATCTATACGTATTGGATCTAATTCATCTAAGACTGCATCATCGTCTAATTTAGAAAATATATAAATATTTCTATCTGGATATAGTTGTTTGTATGCTTTACAATATTTAGCGGAAAAATAACTTTTACCACTACCACTCGCACCACATACATATAAAATTTGTCTTTTATTAGTCTCATTTGGAGGTATTACCTGTAAAAATCCATTGTTTAATGTGATTTCTTTTCCTATAACTTGATTATTATTTTCTAATAATTTATTTTTTATTTTATTTAATTCATCATCTTCAAGATCAATATTTTTATTTATTGCGTTTTTTATCTTATATATCTCTTGCGCTCGTCTTGTTTTATTTCGTTTTTGTAATAATTCATTAATTTCATCGTCATCTATATTTTTTTTTAATGCTTTATCTTTATTATCTAAATTATCATCTACATATAAAATCTCTTTATTATATTGATCTGTTTTAACAAATGCAGCAATAGATTTACCTAAACCCGAAATATTTAACATTTATATATATAATGAATATATTATATACGATAATTCAATAATTATAATATTATTTTTTAATATACTAAATAATATATTAAAAATTCTAATACAATAATATTTTGTTGTGCGCGGAATTGATTAGGTCCATTTTGTGATGTAAAACATTATTAATTAATCGCCGGCACATCATAAACCGCTTTTATAATTCCCAGTATTAATTCCTAACCCTTTATATGTATTTTTTTTATCATTGATAGATATTGGTTTATATCCAGATTTATCAGATTGTATATTGGTCTGTAATTTTTCATATAATAAGTTTTTGGGTCTTGGTTTTTCATTTAATTTAATATTGTCTTCATATAAATTTTCAACATCTTTTAAAATTATTTTTTTATATGGCATATCGAAATTAATATGATCGTATATTTGTTTTTGATTTTGATATAATAATTGATTTCCTTTAAGTATATCTTGATTTTTATATAAAATAGGTTTCATACGATCGACTGAATTATATTTTTGAAAATTATCATCATTAATAGATTGAATATAAGGAATATATTGCCCTAAATAGATTTTATAATCTTCCGCTATATCATATTTTATTTGTTTTTCATCAATTATTTTATTTTTTAATAGTTTATCTACTCTATTTTTAAAATCTAAATTTATTTTATCTTTATTTTTTACATCATTTAAATTAATAAGATTAGATAGCATTAATTTTTGAATAGTATTATTATTTAATGCATCATTATCATCTGTTATATTGCCGCCATATTGCGCTGATTTATTAGGATCAATTCTATTTTTTAACTGTTCATTTATTTTTTTTGAAGTGTCTAAATTCGTATATTTCCCTATTGTTGTTTGAAATTTTTTCAATTCCTTTATTTGATCTTCGTATTCTTTAATATCTTGTAATAATTTATATTTTTCGGGTAATTTCGTTTTATATTTTTTTTTTCCTGATTTCTGTAAAATATCTTTCGCTCTGACGATATCAGCATCTGTTAATGTTCCTTCTAGTAATTTATCAGTAATAAATTGTTCAATTACTTTCGGATCTATTATTTTTTTTTCCATTATATAATATATATATATTATAATGTCAGAAATTCATGCTATACAATTTAATAAATATAATTATAATTTTAAAGATATAGGAAAATGGCTTAAAGAACATAATTTAACACCTAGAAAATTAGAAGAAACAAAAAATTATTATTGGGTAAATATTAGACCTAAAAATAGATATAAAAAATTTATAGAAAAGAAAATTACTGATGATATTATTTTAGTAATAGGATTTCCTAAATAGATTTTTATAAATTTAATAATTGTAAATATTTATTTTTTGTTTTTGTTTTTGTTTTTTTTAATTTACCTCCACATTGAGCACCGCCCGACATAACACCGCCCGACATAATACCCCCCGATTTAGCACCACCAGACATAACACCGGCTGATTTAACACCGCCCGACATAACACCGCCCGACATAGCAGCGCCCGATTTAGCACCGCCCGACATAGCAGCGCCCGATTTAGCACCGGTTGATTTAGCAGCATCTGATTTCATCAATAATTTTACTTCATCGTATTCTTTGGTGTTTTTTTTTGGTATGACATATTTGACATTTTTTTCATTCCATTTTTTTAATGCTTCTATCCAATTCATATATATATAATTATTAGATAAAATTATATTTATATTTAATTATCTATAATATTTTCAAATAATAATATTTTGTAATCATTTTTTCTTTTACGATTTAAATGCGTCTTTGTTTTATTATGTTTTGATAATGAACATCTACTTATCTTCTTATTACATTCTATACATAATATTTTTTCATATGGATCATGTATTAAACAGTATTTTTTGAAATTATCTTGGATTTTTTGCTTATTCTTTTGATAATAATTTTTTCTATATTGTTTTATATTTTGTGTTTTTTTCATATATTCTAAATATATTTATTTTTTTCGAGTTTCTTTTTTTAATTCTTTTGATTGATCAATTTTTTCATTTTCTAGTTTAATTGATATATCTTTTAATCTATTTAATAAATTAATTAAATTTTTATGCTCTTTGATAAAATCACGCTTACGTATTTGTATCATCTTTTTCTTCATATATATATATAAATAATTATATTTTTTTATTTATATTTATTAACTATATGAATTGTGGGCGGATTTTATGAGGTCTTAAAATAGATGTTAAAAATTATGAAACAATTCGCCCGATGATGTGAGCGTAGCGAAACATCAATTATCCCCCTTACCCCCTATATGATATTTTTTTTATTGATTTTTTTTGTATTTTTTAATTGATTTTTTTTGTATTAGTTACAATTTCACCTTCTCACAAAAAGGTGAAATGAGGGTGAAATGCCCATTTAGATTAAAATATCATCT